GAAAGAGATACCACAGCAATAGTACTATAATCACCACCCACCCCAGCAGAAGGGTCCACTCCCATAGCATATACGTCATCATCATACACCTCTTCATATTCTCGGTCGTTGCCTTGAAAATGTATAGGTTCTATCAAATCCAATGCAAATGGATCAAAATAAGAAGCACTACCAAATGCAAACGCATCCTCAATCGATGCTGGGTATTCACGACGAAACTTATCTATACCCACGGTTGCTATCTGTTCCCTTCTCCACTGTATCTGCTCAGGCTCTAAGTTGTATGCCGCTACTAACTTTTCCTCTTCAGGGTTCAATACAATGTCATCAGGTGCTTCTACTCTATAGTGTTGATGTTGCCACCACCAAAAGGTTACCAGTGTCCACCCATTATCAGGTGCATCACTACAAAGCTGGTGAAACTTATCACCAACTGTATTGGGTGTGGACTCAATAACAATCTGCCCTGTACCTATCGTGGCCATTACCTGAGCCAATACTTCCTCTTGGTCAGGATAGAAAGCAAACTCCGATAGATGCGCAGAGTTTAAAGTGAAGGAACGAGTACCTCCACTAGACCTAGCTGTATACGAAGATAGCCCTGCACCAGTATCATCAAATGCTAAATCCGTTGTGTTATCTATACTACACGCACGATGCAAAATCTCAGGCAAACCATGAAGAAAGTTATTATCCATCTTACGCAAATGCTTGGCCGACCTATCATGAAACGACAGTACACCATAACGTATTGGATGCTTAGATACATACGTCTTCCAAAAGGCATAGGCCCGTAACAACGTACTTACACCTATCTGCCTGGGCTTGATGACTATTATCTTCTTCTTCTTCTGTAGTATCTGTAAAAGATGCTCTTGCTCAGGGTACAACGTGAAAGGTTTATATGCACCACTATACTTATCTTGCACCTTTAACAGCTTAAAGAACTTTATCGGATCAGCAAGTATCTGACCCAGCTTTTGTCTGTGCTGAACAGGTATTGTATAGGGTACATGTATTGTCATTTTTCATCAACCAATCTAAGTATTGCTGCCATATCTGTACCCGATGTATCCGCCTCACCCTTAAGAGATTTTTTTCGGAATGTATCTACAACATACTTGGCCGCATTGACACGAGCTGATTCGTTGGTCCCATTCTTCATCACCTTATGCA